AGTAATCTGTTCTGTCTATCTGTTGTGGCCATTGTGTATACAACGGTATTTATGTGTTAGGAAATGTGCGTATATTAAGATAGACGCAATAAGGAGTTTTCGTCGAAATTGAATCGCAATTTCTCCGTTATGTTCAGTGGAACATAGGTTATAGTGGCCTGTATGGCTATGCCCTTATCTGCCTCTGATACTAGTATGTCTTCTGTGGCTATCCTCGGATCTGCATTGAGATTGGCTGTAATATCCTCTACTATAGCGTCCTTTAGATCTTCTGTGAACGGTTCGAATATAGCATCGTATATTATAGTTCCAAACTCTGGGTTCTCGACCCTCTCGCCCTTACGCACACTTAATCTATTGATTAGGTCTTGCTTGGCAACTTCGAAGTCGTACAGTTTGAAGTTCTGATTGTCCGCACGTGAACTGAAACCCTTGAAGGTCACTGACTGGTTTGATAAGCCACCTGCTCCTGATCCTGAATCTCCGTATGCCATATACTGTATTTACTCTATGCTATATCGTCCTTGTCTCTGCCGCCCGCTGGTCTAGTGTAAGGCTCGTGTGTCACAAAGCCTTCTACAGTGGTTTTAACTTTTACTTTCTCGTAGTTGGGTTTGCCATTCAATATAGGCTGTTGTGCTATCACATCTTGTTTTTTTGTTTCCTTTATTCCTACTTTGACGCTTGTTGGTTTCAACCAACCAGGTCCCATGACAGCTCTTGGACCAACAGAGTTCAAATGAACTTGACTGCCACTGGCTAAATCGATCCTCCCGTCCGCACTATGGAACTGTATACCTTTGGTGTGCGAAGTGATCCCGTCCCTGGCAAAATTTCTAACACTGCCTTTCTGAGATGCGTTCAGTATTCCAGACTCTCCCATCACGTACACATATTTCTCAGCGTTTAGCACCACATTCTCCTCGGCCGTAAATTTGATTTTCTTTCCTGCATGGAAGTTTATATTATCATCTGCGTGTAGATTGAAATCGCCCTCTGCCCTTATGTCTATGCCCTTGTCTGAATATATGCTTATCTTTCCGTTTTTATCCATCTCTATGAATGCTTTACCCGAACCATTAGCCAAGTACACCACACCCTCGGTGTCGTGCATCAACAGTTGGTGTCCGGAAGCGGTCCTTAATCTTGTCAGTTGATTGTTGCCATCCACATCACCGTCATCCATTACGAAACTGTGTCCGGGATTTCTGTCTATTAGCACAGGTGAGCCACCTAGTCCTAAGTTCCTCGGGGTACTATTGATGTCGACCGGTCCTGGAGTGTTCATTCCAAAAACCTGGCTAGGCGATTCTCTCCTAGCGGATGAACTTGTGGTTCCTCTGACCTGATCCTGCACTAACCCTTCCGACTCTAGTTGTTTGGTCAGTGGATCATTGATAGGGTAATTCCATTTGTCAGCACTGGCCACTGTGTCGCCTGGGTCAAGCATGTTCCTATTCTTCTCGCCTGCAGGCAGTACGTCCGTGCCATACAGCTCTTGTTTGTTTTGTGCAAAATCTGTGTTGTTGCCAGCGACCCTAGTTTTGTCAGTCGCACCGTTTCCCGGGACCATCTGATTGGTCAATGGGTCCTGCACACAACCCATCCAGAAAGCATTGGCGTTGGTGTTTTCCCCCTTGGCGAATATAACCAACACCGTCGTATCTATGTCGGGTGGTACCGCCCACATTCCGTATGACTGTTGCGTGTCCTTGAAACTGTATGGATCGCTTTTGGATACTGCCCTTAGACTCTTCACACCGTAGAAAGGTGACAGGTACTGGCACCATGTGATCTGTGATGGCTTGGGATCAGTGGTGTTGGTCAGTGCGGCTATGTTGACGCCAAGACGTCCCATCCTCAGTGGATCTGCTGTGGTCTTGACAGTGGCAATGTACGGGCCAGCGTCGTTGTCAACGTACTTCTCGTTGAAACTCTTCTGGTTGTCCTGTGAGTCTGTGAATCCCCTTGAATCTGTGTATGCCATAACTTATTTTATCCTAGATTTCCTTCTTAAGTAAATCTTCCACCAACTCTGCGTCATTGGCCTTCTTCTCTAAATTTTCCTTTATTTTCTGGGCTTTGCTTTCGTTCTCGTTTTCTGCTTTGATTAGTTTGCCTGTGCTTACTTTTACAGAGTCGATCAATTCGACAGGTGCTCCTTCGCCTGACTGGTTGTTCATCCTCACACAGGTCAGCGTCTGCGTAAACTGTCCGTTGTCCATCTTGCTGTCCACTTTTACCACTTGGTAAATTCCACTGAAGAAAAGGTTTTCATCTCGGAACATCTGTTTTCCACTGAACATTGTGCCTTCCTTCTCATCTATGTCATCTGGTAGTCTGTATATGAGATTTATGCAAGGCATGAACTGGTCTGCGTTGAAACTGTGTGCTTTGCTGTCGAAATCTCCTTTGCCACCTTCCGGGACACTCTTGTCGTTTGCGTCCACTGGCACGTATATGTCCTGACATATGTAAGCAGGATCTCCTAGTATTTCCAATTCGATACGCATCATGTCGGCCTCTGGATTGGTCAGGTAGTCATAGAACTCCTGTGCTTTAATATTTTCAGGGTTTATGGTGTTGACTGTGCTTCTGCCCTTTAGTATGGACGGATACTGTCTCAACGGCAGTGTCGGCTCAGGGTCTTTCTCCTTACCGAACGCTTGTAGTATGGACTGTTTGATCTCTTCGAATATACCCGCCTCTGTTGTGTCCTTGGCCTCCCTGACGTTTCTCATGTAATAGGCGGTCTTGTAGTTGATCCTCAATCCCTGCACATCCAGGTTATCTCCTGTGTACAGGTAGTTGTACTCTTTCCTGATATACTTGGACCAGTCTGTGTTCAGACTCATGCCTGCTCCTATCAGTTTCAGTACGTGTATCTTGTAGGGCATCGCACGATATATTATGGTCTTTGGGTGCATCTTGGTTATGTTGTCAAACCTTGCAGTGTCTGTCTGCACCGTTGGTTTTATCTTGAACCACGGAACGAACGGCTGTCTGGCTATTTCCTCTTGGAATTTTTTGCTTCCTACAATATTCCTTATCTTGTCTGTATCGTCTTTTGTCACTGAGTGTCCTAGACTTGTCAGATATGTCGCCCAGAAGTTATTTGCCAGGCTCAGGTAACCAAACGACTGCCTGACCGCATCCTCGAAAAATTTTGTCAGGGCAGTGAAACTGTCTGCCTTGGCAGTGCTCTTGTATTGCGTGGCTGTGACAAGACCTTGTAATTTGTTTTTTCCGATCTCCCTGGCATTTTCCCCCGGGTATCCCCCAATGCCACTGTGTTGTTCTGCCGTGGAGGTGTTTGCAGTGCTGTTGTTGACTGATTGATAAGCCTCTCCGAATTCCCTTACCTCTGGATCTATCTTGAATATATAGGTATCCTTGAACTCACGTTTCTTCTCGTCAACTTCCTGTTGCATCTGTACGTCAAGTTGTGCCGCGACGTCAAGGCACCAAGCATCTGCATTGTTGCCGGCCTGTATCAAACTGGTCCTTGGGAACTTGAATCTGTCGTCAAACCCTAGGTCAGTGTATGGCACTGCCACCACTGTGTACTTGGCTCCACCTTCGTTGACGTCGAAGTCAACACGTGCTATCAGAATGGGTATCTTCCTGATTAGGCCTTGAGAAAAACCACTTCCTCCAACGCCTATCCCAGCGGAGTCTGAGATTGATGCTTTGTAGCCTCCATAATAAAGTGGCTGGCCATTTTCGTTGAATGCTTTGAATTCTATTGTCAACAACAGTGGTGCGTCCTGGTAGTCCTGGAAACCGTTGAGTGCCGTTGCGGCTCTGACCTTTTCAATCAGCGTGATGCCATATGGCTCATGCACCTCGAACTCCATCTTGGTGAAATTGGCCAGGTTACGTTCCGCGTTGGGTCCTACCGTGGAAAGTATGTTGACGTTCTCTATGAACATGTCATGGCTTCTCTTCAAGATGCTTATGCTGTCCGAATACCGTTCCGTGAAATCTTTGTATGCGTCTCTGACAATCTTATCATCTGCGTTCGCACCCCCCGTGCCCGCGAATGGGTCTCCACCCTTACTGATTTTTTGTGCGTTTCCTATGCCCCCTGACCTCGCTATGATGTCGTGTGGTGCGTTTTTCAAGAAACTGCGATCTTGGAGTTCAGACTCACGGATGCCACTGAGGGTGAATATCGTGTTGTAAGTGGCGGCCTGG